GCCACGCCAACTGCGAGCGCTACAAAGCAGATTGCGCCCAGGATGCCAAGCGCCGGGCCTATGAAAAGCAGTTTGCCTATATGGACAGCATGCCGCAAACCGCCACCGCCTAAAAAAAGACACTTGCACCCCGGCGGGTTGGCGGCCAACAGTAAAACAGAAAGGATGGAATCAATGACAAGGAAAAAGTGCATCAAGCTGATTATGGGAACGATGGGGCTGCCGCAGCCGCGTGGGGCCGAGATGGTATTCCTGGGACGGCGAGAAATAATGCACAAGAAGCAAAAGGCGCAGCCAAGCAACAAAGACGTGCTGGTAGCCCTGCTGGCTGAGATGGAAAAAGCGGGACCTGAATGCGGCGTATCGGTGGTTGGCGGCCTTTTAGCCGCGGTCCAGCGACGCATTATTGAAACAAAAACTGCAATCATTCACGACCGCCTGATGGGCGGCCCTGCAAAAGAAACCCAAGCGTGAACCAAAGCCGCAGCCCTTAAACCAGGGCGGCGGCTTTCGCAAAACCGGGCACAGCTTACTTATTATAATAGCGCGTGGCTGAGCTGCCGTAAAAGGCTGCCGCCAAACGGTCCGAGGGGGGCCGTGTGGGCGGCTTGTATAGGGGTTATTTCAAGGTCCATTCTCCCCCACAAAAAGAAAAGAAGTGAACAGCATGAAAACTACCAGAAAGCAATACATCCGTGAGCAGAAAACAATCTGCGGCGATAGTTATGCCGAGGTAGATTTTTGCTGGATCACGGAGCGGGAACACCGGGCAGGCCCCCGCGGAAAAAAGCAATTTGCCAGCAGCCTTGCCCAGCAAAAGCGTAACCGGGAACGGTCGGCGCGGCTGCTGGTGCAGCTGCTGAACACCAACTTTGACCAGCGCGGTTTTGCGCTGACCCTGACCTATGAAGACATGTGGCTGCCGGACGATGACGAAGCAGCCTGGAAGGACGTGTACAACTACCTGAAACGGGTGCGCCGCTGGCTGGCCCGGAAAAACTGGCAGGATGCAACACCCATCAAGTGGGTGTGCGTGACGGAGAATCAGGAAGCCGACCCCGCCAACGGCCTGAAAGAGGTGCGATACCACCACCACATGGTGCTGCAGGTTGACGGCCTGACCGCCGCCCACCGCGCCGCCCTGCGTGATGCGCTGGAAGATCTGTGGTGCACCGGCCGCAGCCGGGAACCGCTGGGCACCGTCAACGCCGACCGCCTGCAGCCGGAACACGACAGCCTGGAAGGACTGGCAAAGTACATGCTGAAATACCCCCGCCGCCGCAAAAGCTGGCATGCAAGCCGCGGCTTAGAGCGGCCCACCTATCCCCGCCCCAACGATACCCACTGGACCCCGCGTAAGCTGGCCGATGCCTGCACCCTGCGCGTGGACGATGCGGATTATTGGGAGCGGCGCTACCCCGGCTACAGGTTTTTGGGGGCTGTGCCCAGCTATAACGAGGAGCGGGCCGAATGGCGGCTATACATCAAGCTGCGCCGGAAGCGCAGGTAATACAACGTTATCCCCCGCCCCGGCGGGATAAAATAAAACAATAGGGAGTAAACGCAAATGGAAAACAAACAAAAAGCGCTGGAAATGGCTGCGGCCATGCAGCAAAAAGAGAAAAGCGGCAGCCTGCTGTGGTGCGTGGCCGAGGATTTGAAGGCCACGATCCAGAGCATGAACGAAGAGGAGGCCAAAGTGATTGTGGCAGATCTTGAAGCCGGCACGCATGATCTGAAAACCTGCGAGAAAGCGATCCACGACTATGCCAACAAGCACAAAAGCGGCGGTTCTGCCTGCTGCCCCGGCCCGGCCGTGCCGGGTATCCTGCGCGTGCATTTTGGCCTGCCGGAGAGCGGGCAAGCCGCTGCTGGCGACCAGAGTACCGCACCCGCCCAGGCAGAACGCCCCAAGCGCCAGCGCCTGAACATCATGGACTTCATGTAAGAGGGCAGCGCCATGAGAACACTGGAAGAATATGTGGCCATGATACCAACCGCACCGCCGGACGACATTGAACGCTATCTGGATGCCCTGGGTAGAAAGCCGTTTGCTGTAACAAGTTACCGGTGCATATCACGGGATGATGCCGAATCCCGCCTGGATTGCGAAGATTTCCGGGCTGATCTGCGCCCCAGTGCCGCCATACGCCCTGCCGCCCTGTGGTGCAGCGAGTGCGAAAGCTGGTATCTGGCGGAATACGTCCCGGCCTATGGCGCGCCCTGCAGCCCAAACCTGACATACCAGAACACCAGCGGCGTGCAGGTCGTGAACGTTGAGCAAGACTCCATTGACAAAAAGCGAAACGACGAAACCATGGTATGCCCCCTGTGCGGTGCTCAAACGCAGCTGCGCAACGTGCAGGAGCTGCGGTACGGGCGGGCAGCCCAAGACTTTATCGTGGTGCCCACCGTTGCGGAAAACTGCCTAGTATTAACGCAGTGGTGCATTGAGCGCCACATGTACGAAGGTTACCGCCACACCGAGCGGAACGCTATTAACGCCTTTGTGGTTGATGGCCGGCGGATCATCAAGCTGGCGCACTACCAGTACAACGCTATGGCTGGCAGTTGGCGGAACCTGGGCACGTGGGTACAGCGCGCAAAACTGGTAGATGATATTGGCTGCCCGAAAATGTACGCCGCAAACCTGCCAGATTTGGGCGGCACCGGCGCAGAGAATGCCAAGCTGTGGGAGTACATGGAGCAATCAAACGCAGCAAAAACGTTTTACCCGGTGGCATACCTGCGGCTGTATTTTAAGCACCCCAATGTTGAGAACCTGGTAACCGCAGGGCTGGGAAAGTTGGTGGGCGATGGAATCAACGGTGAAATGACACATCGCTACTATACCGGACTTGCCCCGCAAACAGCGGCTCCAAAGCTGGAGTGGGTGGGCTGGAAAGAAAAACGCCCTGCCCAAATGCTAGGTATGACAAAGCAAGAATTGCGAACTTGGAGAGAGTACGGTCTGGGAGTTGACTGTCTGAGAACGTGGAAAGAGCTGGATACGCTGCCATGCGGCGTAAGCTTCCGCGACCTTTGCGCCGCGATGAAAGCCATCGGAGCATACGACACGCGCCGGATTTTGCGCGAAAAACTGCCGATGATGCGGACCATAAATTACATAGAGCGCCAAGAGCAGGATCTTACGCAGCTTGAGGATTATTGGCGCATGGCTGCCGTGGCCGGCTGTGACCTGAACCAGGACGCAGTGCGCTGGCCCAAAGACCTGCGCACCGCCCATGACCGAATGAGCGAAACAATACAGTACGAGCGGGTAAGTGGCAAATGCCAGCAAGCGTTCGCCGCCATGACGGCCCGCTGCGCCGGGTTGACATGGGAACATGATGGGATTTGCATTCGCCCGGCGGAAACGCCGCTTGAGCTGATCCGGGAGGGCAGCACCCTGCACCATTGCGTTGGCAGATACTCAGATGCCCATGCACGGGGCAGAATTATCCTGTTTGTGAGGCATACCCGACGGCCAGAACGCAGCTGGTACACCCTGAACATTGACGTAACCAGCAAGAGAGAAATCCAGCTGCATGGATACGGAAACGAATTTGCCCACGGCAAAAAGCTAAAAATACCCCGGCGGGTCCGGGAATTTGTGGATCTGTGGGAGCGCGAAGTGCTGGCTAAGTGGCAGCTGCCGCCAGAGCAGAAAGCCAAGAAAAAGAAAAACAAGGCCACCCAGGCAGTGGCATGATAGGAAGGTGAAAGCATGGACGAAATAGTGGTCCGCCTGAAATCAGGAGAAGAAATTATATACCCGCACCCCGCGACGGCAGAGAGGAACCGAAAAAATGAAATACGATAGCGAACAGATGACGTTTGTGGGTGCCGCCGCTACGGCGGAAGAATCTGCCGCTCTGCGCCTGCATTATGAGATCATGGCCGCAGCGCAGGCAGCGGCGGCCAGCCTGCTGGATCTGGCCCGCAAAATCAAACTAATGCGGGATACCGGTGGATACAAGGCCCTGGGCTTTGACACGCTGGAAGCCTACACACTGACCACCATGGGCATGAAGCAGCGCCAGGCGTATAACTACATTGCCATTGCCGAAAAACTGCCCGCGCAGCTGATAGAGCAGAACGCGGCCGCGGGCGTTACTAAGCTGGCCTTGCTGGCGCAATTGAGTGGGCAGGAGCAGCAACAGATTACAGCGGAAACCAACCTGACGGAAACGACAGTGGCCGAGCTGAAAGCGCAGATCAAAGAGCTGCAGGCCAAAAATGCCGGGTACGCCGAACAGCTCAGCCTGCTGCAGAATCAGCCGCCGGTGGCTGAGGTACAGGCCGAAGAAGTGGACATGGATGCCCTGCGTGCGGAGATTCGCGCCGAAATGAAGGCTGAAATGGAAAGCCAGCGCCGGGCCGACGCCAAAATGACCGCGCTGAACCAGAAAGAGCGCGATGAAGCCATAAAGGCCGCACAGAAAGCCAGGGCTGAACTGGAAGAGGCAAAACGTGCTGCGGCGGCGGCTGAACAGGCACGCGCTAAAGAACTGGATCAGGCGCGCCACCAGGCAGAAGAAACCGCTGCCCGGCTGAACATGGTCGCGGATGAATCCGCGGTGCGCTTTGGTCTGCTGTTTGACCAGCTGCAGGACGCCGCCGGGAAAATATTTGACCTAGTTGATACTTTGCAGCAGGGTGGCCTGACAGAAAAAGCGGAAAAATTCCAGGTAGCGCTCCATAAGGCGCTGCTGGCCTTGGCCGATGAAGCAGAAAGGGGCGAGTAACAATGCGGCTGATTGACGCCCGCGAGGTAATGGATGCCGTTTTCAATGCCATAGACATCGATGAAGAGCAATGGAACAAAATCAAGCAAGAAGTGGACGAAATTCCGACCATTGACCCGGAGACCCTGCGACCTACGGCGTACTGGCGGGGCGACTATGACGGCTACGCAGACGGAAATCCAGTCTATGATATATGGCATTGTTCGTCGTGCGAATATTGCATCGACGACGGAACAGATGATCCTGAACTTTTACCAAAATACTGCCCGAACTGTGGCGCAAAAATGGAGGGAGAAAATGTTTGAGGCATTTGCCGCAGGTGTGCGGTCAGGCATTTTTTTGCTGGGCGTGGGCGTTGGGTTGCTGGGCGGCCTAACAGCAGCGCTGGTTTTAGGCAGGGCGATGATCGAAGCGTGCAAAGCGCTGGCCCACAAATTATAAGCAGCTAAAAGCGCAGGAGGGCATACACACATGGGTAAAAACAAACGTTTGCCGAATGATACCGTACTGGCAGCCCTGCAGCTGGTGCGCGGCCAGGCCAGGCGCAAGGCCGAGTATAAGCGCCAGGTGGATGAGATCATCCTGCGCAGCGGCACAAATTTTGTGGATACCACAACCAGCTGCGGCGCGCCCGTGCGTGTGTACCTGCCGCACGCCGGCGGGAATTCCAACGACATCACCGCCGACAAGGCCGAGGCGATCCAGCAGCTTGAGACACAGCGGGATGTGCAGATCATGCGGGCCATCGATGCCGCCGCGGATGAGATCGGGGCGGACATCCAGAGCGCCACGGTACGGGCCGCGCTGCAAAAGGCTATTGCACTCAACTGCAAGGCCTGCCGCACCTGGACATACGAGCGCTTGGAAGTGCCGGGAATTAGCCGGATAGAATTCTATCGCCGCCGCCGCAAATATTTGGAAAATGTTGCGCAACGCGTAGGAATTGGCTAAAAGTTGATACTGTGCAAGATTTTTTAGTGCTAGAATTGATATCATAGAATATTGAGAGGACAGCCCACCGGCTGCCCTCTTTTGTTTTGGAGTGTAACCCATGGCAGATAAAAACAACAAAACAACCAACCCCTGCGCCCGCTGTATCTGGCGCATGTGCGGCAACGAACGGGTGATCTGTTCCCTGCCGCGCTGTGTCAACCCGTGGCAGTGCGAGCGGCCCAAACATAAAATCGGCCCCGGCGGATGTTGGACTTACCAGCGGCCGCTGAGAAAGGCCCCCCTATGACTAACCCCCGGTATGCCAACGGAGCCCTGCGCAGAAAGCACCGGGCCCGGCTGAAAGCCATGGGTGCCCCGTGCGGAATCTGCGGCGGACGCCTTGGCCCGATCCATTACGACGAACCGTCCGATGCCGCGCACCCGCTCAGCTTTGTGGTGGATGAGATACGCCCCGTTGCCCGCTGGCGCGAGTTCGGGTACGCTTCCCCGCGAGCCGCGGCTGAAGATTGGGACAATTTACAGGCTGCGCATTACTGGTGCAACGCGCAGAAAGGCGCAAAAACAATTCCGTTTGGCCAAAAGAAAAGCAACCGATATCCAAAAATCAGCGATGGAAATTGGTGAATCCGCCGAGGGGTGGGGAGGGTCCCCCGCCCCGGCCGGCGGGCGACCCCAAGCCGTCCAGCGCCGATTTACCCCCGCAAAAAGCAATTTGATTGGGGGGTGGTATCAAAACAGGAAGGAGAAGCAAAAAGTGGCAGCAGATACTTCTAATCGCGCGCGCGCGGAGATCGCGAAAAGGTCTGCCGCAGAGCGCAGAAAACTGGCTAAATTTTTGGCCAAAAACGGATTGAATGACGAAAAAATCAAGTCGCTTGACCCGGTGATTTTGAATGTTTCGTGGATGAAATCCAAGCTGGACGATGCCAGGGAAGCCATCGGTGAGGAAGGCATCACGGTGGAATATGACAACGGCGGTGGGCAGTCGGGCGTGAGAGAGAACCCGGCCTTCCGGGCTTATGAGGCATTGTGGAAAACGTACCTGTCTGGATTGGATATGCTGATTAAGCTCCTACCTGTGGAGGTGCCGCAAGAGCAAATATCCGACATTAAGCCGACAAGCGTACTCACTCTGGTGCAGAGTCGGAGAAAACAGGACGCATGACCGGCGCACAGATTCCAAGATACCGCATCGAGCCGGAGCGCGTTACGACCGACGGTGCGGACGCCGCAGCGCTGATGGCCGCCTACGGCAATGCACTGGATGAATGGCAGCAGCTGGTGCTGGACTGCTGGCTGGGCCGGGATGCATCCGGGCGGTACACCGTGACCTCTGCCGGGCTGGCCGTGCCCCGGCAGAACGGGAAAAACGTGTGCCTGGAGGGGCGGGAGTTTTTCGGAATGGTCATCAACGGTGAGAAGATCCTGCACACCGCCCATCAGGTACGCACGGCGAAAAAGAGCTTTAACCGGCTGGCCCGGATGTTTACCGACAAGCGGCACCCAGAGGTGCTGGAACTGGTGAAAAACATCCGCTACACCAACGGCGAGGAGTGCATCGAGCTTCTGAACGGCGGGAGCATTGAGTTCTCGGCCCGATCCCGGCAAGCGGCCCGCGGCTTTGACGGCATCTCGCTGGTGGTCTATGACGAGGCACAGGAGCTGACGGACGACCAGGTGGAGGCCATCATGGCCACGCTGGCCGCATCGGCCACCGGCACCCGGCAGCTGATCTATACCGGAACCCCGCCTTATCCGGGCTGTCCCGGCGACGTATTCCGCCGCCGCCGGACAGCCTGTCTTGGCGCACCGGGCGCGCACGATGCCTGGCACGAATGGTCAGTGGAGGGAGAGCAGGTTGACAAGATCGATCTCGAAAATCACGCGGTCTGGTATCAGACTAACCCGGCCATGGGCATTCGGCTCAGCGAGGAGTTTGCGGCGGAGGAGTGCCGGAGCATGAGCGCCGACGGCTTTGCCAGAGAACGCCTGGGCTGGTGGAGCCCCGCTCTGACGGAGCAGAGCGACAAGGCGCTGGATGCCCGGGCCTGGGAAGCCTGCGCCAGCGAGGCGGAAAAGCCGGAGGGCAAGACCGCTTACGGTGTCAAGTTTGCCGCGGATGGTTCTGCTGTCTGCCTGTGCGGCGCGGTGATCCCGAAAGACGGTCCGGCGCGTGTATCCCTGATTGAACAGCAGCCCACCGGCCGCGGCCTGGCCTGGCTGGTGGACTGGCTGAACGAACGCTATGACCGCGCAAGCTGTGTGGTGATTGATGGCCGCAACGGGGTGGACGTGCTGGTGGAGCGCATCCGCCCCACCTGGAAAGCCAAAAGTGCCGTGCTCCGCCCCTCTGCCAGGGACGTAATCGCATCGGTAGGGCTGTTTACCACCACCGTGAACGAGCGCGGCCTGACCTGGTACAAGCCGCAGCAGGCCCTTGCCGAAAGCGCCGTTACCAGCACCAAGCGCCCCATCAGCGGCGGGTATGGCTTTGGCGGCGACAACAGCCTGCCGCTGGAAGCCTGCGCCCTGGCACTGTGGGGCGCGAAAACCTGCAAGCGCGACCCGACACGCAAGATGAGGATTGGATAAAGGAGAACCATGACGACTACCCTGAATTTTGGTATTGTGGCCGGGCTGACCGCCGCGGAACAGCAGCAACTCAGCGACCTGGCCGAGGCGTACACCTATCACCAGAGCCACAACGCCACCAAAGACAAATATTATGAGGGTCATGTGACCCTGAGGGATGTCAACCTTGGCATTGCCCTGCCCACGGGGCTGCGCGGGCTGGAGGTCGGCTGCAGCTGGGGTCAGAAAGCGGTGGACGTACTGGCCGCCCGCAGTATGTTTGACGGCTTTGTGGGCACCGGCGGCAGTCTGGACAGCCTTGCCCGGCTGGTGGCGGATAACCGCCTTGTGGCCGAATACGCCAAAGCCTGCCGCGATGAGCTGAAATACGGCTGCGTGTTTGCCACGCTTTCGGCTGACGATGCGATCGGCTGCCGGATCCGGTTCCACTCCCCTGCTGCGGCCGCTGCCCTGTGGAGCGGCGAGAAAGGCCGGATCGACTGCGGCCTTGCCATCATCGACACCATGAAGGACGAAAAGGACGAAGGGAAATGGACTCCGTCCATCGTCAACCTGTATACCGACACCGCCCTGATCGTACTGACCCGTGAAGGGACCGTCTGGACAGCAGAACGGCATCCCAATAAGATGGGCCGCCCGCTGATGGAGCCACTGATCTGGAACGCCACCAGCAGCAAGCCGTTTGGCCGCTCCCGGCTGAAACAGCCCATCCGCTCCCTGATCGACGATTACGTGCGGGTTGTGGCCAACGCCGCCATTGCGCTGGAGTTTGACACCACGCCGCAGAAATACATTCTGGGCGTGACGGATGAGCAGTACGATACCATCGTATCGGACAAGTTCCGGCAGTACGTTGGTGCGATCATCGCGGCCACGACCAACCCCGACACCGGCGAAAAACCCGCGTTCGGCCAGCTGGCACAGGGCAGCCTTTCGCCGCACGTTGAAAAGATGCGGATGACGGCCACCCAGTTTGCCGCTGCCACCGGCCTGACCGTAACCGATGTGGGTGTGGTGAACGATGCCAACCCCACCAGCAGCGATGCCATTCTGGCCCAGAGCCAGACCCTTGTATTGCTGGCCCAGCAGCTGAACACCGGCAACGGCGACGCGCTGCGCACCATTGCCCGGATGGCCCAGGCCATTGCCCGCAAAGTAACGCTGGATGAGCTGACCGAGGAAGAGCGGGACGTGATGGCCCACTTTCGGAACCCCGCCATGCCCAGTGTGGCCGTGACCGCGGATGCCGCCATCAAGATTGCTTCCGCCCGGCAGGAGTTTGCCGCCACCGACACGTTTTTGGAGATGATCGGCTTTGACCAGGCCGATATCCGCCGCATTAAGGCGCAGGAACAGCGGGTGCGCGGACAGCAGGTGCTGATGGAGATGGAAGATGCAGATAACAGCCAACGCCTGGAATGAGTACATCACCCGATTGTCCCGCCTGAACCGGAAAGCCGGGCAGCTGATGCGGCAGTACATAGACACCCACGGCACCGGGGATGCCGATGCGCTGATTACTTACGCCGCCGCGCTGGTCACAAAGTACGGCGAGGGCAGCGCAGAGCTGGCCTGCCAGATGTATGATGCACTGGCCGAAGCGGCCAACGCCGGGGTGCCCGCCGCAGAGCCAGCCGAACCGGCAGACTACGGCGAGGTTGCCCGCATGGTGAACGCCACCAAGAACCAGAACCCCGCCAACCTGCCCAACGGCGTCAGCCGCCTGGTCAAGCGTGCCGGGGCGGATACCACCCTGAAAAACGCTGTCCGCGACGGGGCCGAGTGGGCCTGGGTACCCCACGGGGACACCTGCCCGTTCTGCATCACGCTGGCAAGCAACGGCTGGCAGAAAGCCAGCAGCAAGGTGCTGAAAGGCGGCCACGCAGAACACATCCACGCCAACTGCGATTGTGAGTTTGCCATCCGGTTTGACCACAAAACCACCGTGGCAGGGTATGACCCGGAAAAATACCTTGCGCAGTACAATGCGGCAGGCGGAGGCATCAACAAAATGCGGCGGGTGAACTACGCCGCCAACCGGGAGCGCATCAACGCCCAGAAAAGGGCGGCGTATGCACTGCGACAGAAGAACCGCGGAAAGAAAGTTTCCATCACAGATATTGCAATACAAAAAGTGCCGTTGGTGGCTCCGAATGGAGCAGATCACCAGACGGCATTTTTTATACAGGAAACCCACAAAGAGCTGCTGCGGTTCGCCCAAACGCAGAACAACAGCAACGAGGTAGCTTGCCTGCTGGACCTGACGACCGGCGAAAAACTGGATTTTGTGAAAGGCGACCAGGTTTCTGTCGATGTTGAAGCGGATGCAGCATCTTATCACTGGCTGCGTACAAGGCCCCCTAACAGCGTTATGCTGTGCCATAATCATCCTGGGCAGAGTTACTTTTCCATGAATGATATTTCTGTCTTTATGCACTACGATGCCGTTAGAACTATGTCGATTGTAACGAACCAGGGCAAAGTATGGACCATAAGCAAAACCGCAGAATTTGATTTTGCGGCTGCAAAAGAATCCATGAGCCGCGCGATTGCGAAAAGCTCTGGAAACAAAGACAGAGCCATTGAAATTTTTTTGAAGGAGTGTTATAATTACGGTGTAGAAAGGAGTGAATGATATGCTTGATGGTGACAATTTGACACTGGAAGAGTACCGGGAACTTTTTGCCAACATGCAGGAAGTTCATTCAACCTACACGCCGGATGAATCCACGCCCGACGCTTAAATAACTAAAACCTTAACCACGATGCAAACGCACCGTGGTTTTTTCATGCCCATTTTTAGATTTTTAGGAGGATACGATGAAAAAGATTGTTGCTTTGATGATGGCAGCGCTGACCGCATTGGTTATGCTGTGCGGCTGCTCTGAAGCGGAAAAAGCCAGTTATAACATTGCCAAGCAGGCAGATTATTTTGAAAGCGAGCGCAAAATTACCGTTTACAACGCACGAACAGACACGATTGTGATGGAAGCCGAGGGCTACATGTCCATAAGCAACAATTCAAACAATGAGCTGGTGTGTACGGTAAAGATTGGGCCGGATCAGTACAAGGTAAATTACATCTACCTGAACCAATACACCATGTACGTTGTGGAGGACATTACCGGCACGCATACTGACCCGTACCACTACAAGCTGTATTTCCACACGGACGTTTTGCCCGGCGTGGAGGTAAAACCGTAACGGTGCAGCTCCCCTGCCATGCCCCGGTAAACATGCAAGATTTTAACAGCACACCAACAAATTGTTGAAACCACGGAGCAAATTCTGCACCGTGGTATTTTTATGCCCATTTTTACGAAAAGGATTCAAGGAGGACGACATGGAACTGAAAGACACTGTAAAAGGCATGATGAGTGACGACTACAAAGAGCGCATGGCAGCCGAGTATCACCAGACCAAAATCCGTTACGAGAAGCTCAAAAAGCTGAACACCAGAATGGAGGCAAAAGTAATTTGCACATCCAGCGCGGCCGAGCCCCAGCTGGATGGTACGCCCGCACGCCTGTTGCGTGATCAGCAGCGCATTATGGGGGAGTATCTTCACATTCTGGAACTTCGGGCGGAGATTGAAGAAATCTTCATCTGAATTTTTTCATGTGCTTTTGCACTCAACTGCAAAGGCACTTTTATTATGCCCACCCCAGCCGCACGAGGCCGGGGCGGGCAATTTTCATACCCAAATTTGCCCGGCATGGCGTAAAACTGTACAGCCAAAGCGGATGCAACCCGCGTAAACAAAGCGCAGGCAGAAAGGACACAACCATGAAACGCGAAGACGTAAAGAAGCAGATCCCCAACATCACCGATGAGCAGCTGGACTGGCTGATGGGCGAAAACGGCAGGGATATCACCGCCGAAAAGACCAAAGCCACCAACCTGCAGATCCAGGTGAACGGCCTGACCACCCAGCTGAACACCGCCAAAGACAGCCTGAAAGCCTTTGAAGGCGTGGACGTGGCCGACCTGAAAGGCCAGATCACCAAGCTTCAGGGCCAGCTGGCCGATCAGGCCGACAGCTTTGCCTTTGATTCCGCCCTGGACGGCGCAATCCGTGACGCGCACGGGCGTGACGTGAAGGCCATCCGCGGCATGCTGGATGTGGACGCGCTGAAAGCCAGCAAGGACCGCACCACCGACATCGAGGCCGCGCTGGATGCCCTGACCAAAGAAAAAGCCTGGGCCTTTGATGCCGCCCCCGGCGGCTACCCCAACGTCCGCGACGGCGGCGACCCGAACAAAACCCCAACCGGTTCCACGCGCGAGCAGTTCGCGGAGTGGTTTACTGAAGTCATGAAGTAAAGGAGCAAAAGTATGGCATCTATTGATATCAACCGCACGACTACTATTTCCCTGCCGGGCAGCGTGTCCAGCGAAATTTTGCAGAAAACCCAGGAATCCAGCGCCGTCATGGCACTGGCCCGACAGATTCCGCTGCCCGGCCTGGGCGTAACCATCCCCGTTATCACCGGCGACCCCGAAGCGGGCTGGGTCGGTGAGACCGAGAAAAAGCCGGTCAAGCGCGGCACTCTCTCCACCAAGCAGATGCAGCCCTACACCCTGGCCGTCATCGTACCGTTTTCCAACCAGTTCCGCCGCGATGTGCCCGCCCTGTATGATCAGCTGGTGCAGCGTCTGCCCGGCGCTCTGGCCAAAAAGTTTGACCAGACCGTGTTCGGGGCGGCGAAAGCCCCCGGCTCCAACTTCGACACCCTGAAAGCCTGCACGGCCCAGAGCATCCTGACCAATGCCTACGGCGGTCTGGTTGCCGCCGATGCAGACATCGCCGCCCATGACGGCATTCTGAACGGCTGGGTGCTGGCCCCGCAGGGCAAGGCCATCCTGCTGAACGCGGTGGACGGCAATAAGCGTCCCCTGTTCATCAACAGCGTGGCCGAAGGCGCAGTGCCCATGATTCTGGGCGCGCAGGTGCGCCAGAGCAAGGGTGCCTACACGGCCAACACGGCCAGCGATGCCGCCGTTGTCGGCTTTGCGGGCGACTGGAGCCAGGCTGTATACGGCACCGTGGAGGGCGTGCAGATCGCCATTTCCGACCAGGCCACCCTGACCGACGGTTCCACCACCATCAACCTGTTTGAACAGAACATGTTCGCCGTGCGCGCCGAGATCGAAGTCGGCTTCCGCTGCGACACCACGGTGTTCAACAAGCTGACTGGCGCAGCCAAAACGGGGTCCTGATCATGATTGAATTCAAGAACCGCCTGACCGGCACCCTGATGGCCGTTGCCCCGGAGCGGGAAGCTGAATATCTGGCGGCAGGGCATACCCGCGTAGATG